AGTTCAGACGTGTGCTCTTCCGATCTGGATGAATTATGAAAAAGGAATCTCAAATCGATTTAAAAGTTGTTTTTATTATTGCAATAATTATTTTTAGTTTAAGCATATTAGTTGTTGTAGCTAAAACATTAGCAAATACAGAAAATGAGAAAGATATACAAAATACTGAACAAATTTATATTTTAAACGATACTGAAACTAAAGAAGTTTTTTCTAAGTATCATAAACTTTACAAAGAAAGTATTGATTTAATAGATGAAGGTATTAGCGGGAAAATATCCAAGAAAATTTATAATGAAACAAAAAATTCAGCTGATGATATAAGAAATCTTAATTTGAAAGAAGAATATAAATCAGATCAAAACAATTTAGCATTAACTTTTGAATATTTAAATAAGTCAATGCAAGCTTATAATGATTATATTTATTTTCAAGTCAATAGAAGAGATAAATTTGATACGAGTTATAAGCATTGTTTAGATGATTATAATGATTATCTAAATAAATCACAAGCATATTACAGTTTAATAGATTAATTTCAAGAACACTTCTGTGTTCTTTTTTTATGCTTAAAAAAGGAGGTGAGAGCAAATGGCGGCAGATGGAAAAGTTGTTATAGAAGTTTTACTAGAATGTGATAAAGTAGAAGGCCAATTAAATGAACTTAAAAATGCTTTTGCGGATTTAGGTAGTGTTGGAAATGTATTTGGCGAAATGAGTTCTCTTGTAAACACATTTTCAAGTACTTTTAGGGCCTTAGAAAAGGTGGTAGGTCCAGTAGCGGCTGGTGTTGTCGCATCTATAACTACAATAGTAACTGCTTTTACAAAGTTATATGATGCAAGTAAGAAAAACTTCTTTGAAAATTTACAAAATATATCCGAAAAACTCCAGCCAATTGTAAGCATTGTTCAAAATGCTACAAGTACAATTTTAAATTGTTTTAGTCAAGTCACTGATTTTTCATTTGATTTTAGTTCGTTAATGGCAGATGCAATTGAATTTGAAAGTTCTATGGCACGAGTGTCAGCTATAATGGGTGTTGTTGGTGACGATATAGGTGTTTTAACTGAAACTACAAGACAATACGGAGCAACCACTAGGTACACCAGTGTACAGGTAAGTGAAGCTTTTAGCTATATGGGCATGGCCGGATTTTCATTACAAGAGTCACTCGCGTCAATCCAAGATGTTTTAAATTTAACTACGATTGGAGCCACAGATCTCAGGCACAGCTAGTGATATTGTCACTGATGGGTTAACTGCACTATCGATGTCAGCATCTCAAGCCTCTAATTTTGTTGATTATATGGCTGCAGCTATTACTAGAAGTAATACTACTGTGGAATTAATGGGTGAAACAATGAAATACGCAGGTAGTGTTGCTGGTACTTTAGGCGTATCCATGGATGATTTATCAGTAGCTATAGGCCTTATGGCCAATAGTTCAGTGAAGGGAAGTCGTGCAGGGACTGCATTAAGAACATTGTTATCAAATTTAAGTGCTCCTACCGATTCAGTGGCAACTGCTATGCAAAAATATGGTATATCTCTTATTACTGCAAAAGATGGTTCTGTAGACTTGGATAAAACTTTAAGAAATTTAAGAACAAGTTTGAAAGGATTACCTTTAGTAGAACAAGCGGCCGCTTGTAAAAATCTTGCTGGTAAAACTGGTATGACAGGTCTTTTGGCTATTGTTAATGCAACTGATGAGGCTTATGATAGTTTAACTGCTAGCGTTCAAAACTCTACTCAAACAGTTTCATACTGGAATCAAAATTTAGGTGAAATAGGTATTACAGGTAAAGAGTGCAGCGATAGAATAGAAACATTGAAAGAGGTACTTGGTGAAACGGAATATCTAGGTGCAGCTTTTAATATGACAACTCAAGACATGGCACTTGCATTACAAGTTTTAGGCTCTAATGCAAAAGTAACATCTGATAATGTAGAGGATTTATTTAGTGTTTTAGATGCCATGAGAAATCCTACAAAATCTCAACAACAACAATTTAAAAAATTAGGACTAACTTATAGAGAAATTAATGATGATGCTTTTGACTATAGCGCTACCTGTGACATGATAAATGAGAATACTGTAGGTATAGTAGATAATGCTAAAAAATTAAATGGAGTTTTAAGCAAACAAGAAATAATTGATAAATTAAGCCCTAATATGTCTTTAAAAGAGGCAAATGCGGTACTAAAAGAATACGGATTAAATGCCAAAAGTGCAGCAACTGGACAAATAGATTTAATAGCCAATTTAACTCAATTAAGAAATAAATTTAAAGGAATGGATGAATCTACTAGAGAAGCAACGTTGAGTAATTTAGGTTTATCTGATTCTTTAGATGAAATAAATGAAATCTGTAATTTATCTGATGAACAATTTAAAATGTATTGTGACAATTTAAAATTAGTTACAGGTTTATCAGAAAAAATGGCTGAAGCAATGGATGAAACTACTAAAAATAAATTATTAGTATTATCATCTGCTTTACAAGATGTTGCTATTGAAGGGTTTGAAGCATTAAAGCCAGCTATTCAAGGTGCATCTGAAAAATTAGCTAACTTTTTTAGTATTTGGAGAAGTGGAAATTCAAGTGGCGAAACCGAAAAGGGTCAAGCTTTATATACATTTGATAATTTAAAGAAGGCATTAGATAATTTACTAAATGATATAAAAAATGCAGATATTACAGGAGCAATACAAACAGCAATTTCTAAAGTAAATACATTTATAACACAAGGTGGATTAAGTAGAGTATTAGACATAGGCAAAGAAATTATACATCAAATTTGCCAAGGTATTATAAATAGTAGAGGCGATATAAGAGAAGGTATTTCAAGCGCAATCAAACAAATCTCTGAATTTGTTAGAGATGTAGCCCCAGAAATAGAAGAGGCCGGAAGAGTTATTTTAGATGCTATTAGAGATGGTATAAAAAATAATTCACAAGATATTCATGATGCTTTAGATGGAGTAGCATCTGTTATGAATTCTTGGATACAAGGTAGTGAAGAAATAAAATCATTGACTGGTAATTTTGCAGATATATTTATTGATAGTTTAATTGAAAATCTTAAATCTAGGACAGTCGGAAGGGCAAGTGAATTATGGAATGCAGCTACAAGTTGGTTAACACATTCCAAACCAGATTTCTCTAAAGGTTTGACTGGATTTTTTACAAAAATATCTGATTGGTTTACTGGTGAATCTTATGCTGCTGAAACAACTGGAAATGAAAAAGAACTTAGTACAAACAAGAAAAACAGTAAAAATAGCAATAAAATAAACAGTAAACTTTCTAGTATGGATGTTAGTGAAATAAAAGCTTTACAAACTCAATTAACAGCATTACAAACAACTGCTCAAAATGTTTCTAATTCTATTTCACAAAGTTTTACAAATATGCAAAATACTATGAGAACTAGTTTAGTTGGATGCGCCAATATAGCTAGAAATCAGTTTGTAAGTATAACTAATGTTGCAAGAAATCAATGTTTAAATGTGTCTAATATAGTTAGAAATCAATTTGTATCAGTTAGCAATATTATTAAAAATCAAGTAACAAATGCTAGAAATGCTTTAACAACTCAAATGATTTCTATGAAAAATGTAACTAATACACAAATTACAGCAGCAAGAAATGCCGTTACAACTCAAATGATTTCTATGAAAAAGGTTATAACAACTCAAAGTAGGGAAGCAAGAAACAACTTTACTAGTCAAATGATTTCTATGAAGAATGTGGCTAGGACTCAATCTACTCAAATAGGACAAGCAGTTGCTAGTGGTATGGCTACTGGTATTAGAAATGGTACTGCTAGAGCAGTAAGTGCTGCTAGAAGTCTTGTAAATCAAGTCAATGCAGAAATAAGAAAAACTGCTAAAATAAATTCACCTTCAAAAGTAACTACTCAATATGGTGAATATTTAGATGAAGGTTTAATTGAAGGTATGAAAAACAAATCTAAAGAATTATATTCAGTTGCTAGAAGTATAACAACAGAAATGAATGAAAATATGAAAGCAGCCGTTCATGGCGAAATTGCTTTATTTAATTTAAATGCTAGTAATAATAACGAAAGTAAAATTGTTAATACGACTAATAATAGCTTTAGATTAAATGATGAAGATATTCAAAAATTAGCTGATGCTAATGCTCAAAGACCAGTTGCAGTTGAAACAAAAGTAGGTGAAAGTACTCTTGCCAAGACTATAGCTAAACCAATTGAAAATTTTAATAAAACTGATACAAAGAGATTAAATAGATTGAAGGGGGTAACAATATAATGTTCAAATTTAATGGCATAGATTTAGAGCTATATGTAAAAGTTATAGAAATTAGTAAGCCCATGCTATCGAGAACTAATTATTTTAAAGAAAATCCTTCAAGACACGGAACAAGTTATCAGGGATATAAATATAATGATAAAGATATAGAAGTTAAATTTGATATAAGAGGTAATACAGATACAGAAGTCCAAAATTTAGCTGATAGTCTTTGTTCTATTTTCGATGTGGACGAGCCAAAAGAATTAGTTGTAGATGATAATAAAAGAATATATTTAGCAATTCCAAATGGAGATATTGACCAAGATAAAATTGCAAAGGGTATTAGAAGAATAAAAATGTCTTTTAGTTGTCCTATACCTTTTTCACATAATCCTAATGCAAAGCTTTATAACGGTGAAAAAACAATTGATATTATAAATGAAGGAAATGTAAGTGCTCCTGGTATAGTAAATGTAGCTTTTAATGGTGATGCTACTTATTGCCAAATTGATGGAGATGATGGAAAAGCAGTATTGATTGGTGAATATCCATCATTAATGAATACAAAAGTTGAAATATCTTCAGTTGTTGTTGATGAAAATTGTGAAACTACTTCAAGATTTGTGTCTGTAAGTGGTGAAGTTGATGCAAATAGAAGTATCACGGGTACTATACAACCAAATGCAAGTGGTAGTAGCTGGTGCATTAAAGCATCTGATTATGGAAGTGGAGAAAAATGGCATGGTCCAGCATTGCGTTATAATTTACCTTCAAACGTTACTGATTTTGATTGCAAAATGGAACTATATCATGATTCTTCCGGTAAACTTGAATATAATGAAACTTATTCAACTGAAGAAACAGCTCGCTATAAAGTTACTGTATCTACAATTAATATGAGGGCAAGTAGAACAACTAGTTCAGCCGTTCTTACTCAAATGAAAAGAGGTACTTATTTAAATATTATACAAGTTGTAGATGGCTGGTTAAACACAACGTATAATGGCAAAACAGGTTGGGTAAAAATATCTGCTGGACTTACTAAAGTAACTACTGTAAGTACAACTTATTATACAACTAATGAGTTAAATGTAAGAGCTGGTCGTGGTACAAACTATAGAATTTTAACTGTAATTCCTAAAAATACACCTATAATAGTTTATACAAATACTAAATCTGGAAATTGGGTACAAGTAAAATATAATGGGGTAACAGGATATGTCCATACAAATTATATAATTGAGGGAAACAAAGTACAAATAGATACAGATGAAAAGTTTGAAACTGCAGAAGATAAATTAGGAATAGTTGAAATTTATGGTTATGATCAGGCAGGTAATAAATTATTTAAAGTTATGTTATGTGATGAAAATGAATATTATGAATCAACGTATCCATTGGTACAAGTTGGAAATGTATATTTTTTACAAGATTTTTCTTTTAGCGTTCCAAAACCAAAACAAAGTACTACTTCATCTGGTAGCGATGATAATCTAACTGTAACTATAAAAAATCTAAAAAGTGGTAAATACGGAAATTGGAATGAATTTAAAGGTTATTTTAGAATCGTTAGAGATAAAAATGAATGGTATGCAGAAATTGTGAAATATAACTCAAGTGGAAATATTGAAAGAACTTTACAAAGTAAAAGAATTAAAAGTGAAAATTATCCAACAGGTGCCTTAAATCATATCGTAGTTTATTTTGGTAAATATTCAGATAAAGAAGTTGTCGATACGATGACTTTTAATAGACTACTTATAAAAAAATTAAGTGAAACAACTGAGGAAAATACGGACATTATTAGATTTAAACAAGGGGATGAATTAAAAGTAGATTTTGCAAATAATGAAGTATTTATAAATAATGTTAAAAGCATGGAAAATGTTAATGTTGGAAGTAAATTTTTCGAGATTCCTCCCGGAACATCAACACTAAAAGTTTCTTCTGATGCTAGTATTACGAGTTCGGTTATTTTTAACGAAAGGTGGTTGGATTAGTGGAAAAACTTGTAACAGAGATTTACATCTTAAATAGAAAAAAGAAAATTATAGATGTATTATCAAATAATGGGACTAATCCTTCTAGTCCTTTTTTTGATGACCTTTTTACAATGTATTTAAGTACTGGTGCAGATACATTCGAATTTTCTACAATATTTAATGAAAGGACAAGTAATATTGAAAATGGTTATTTTGTTCTTTTTTATTTTAAAAATAATTTTAAACTATTTCAAATAATGAGTTCAAAAAATGAGCATACAAATGGAATACTTATAAAATCATGCTATTGTGAAACAGTTGGTCTTGAACTAATAAATAAACCTGTTAGAAAGTCTACTATAAACGGTGATGTATCAACGTTTTTTTCATTAGCATTACAAGATTCTAGTTTTGAATTAGGTTATGTAGATCCAACAATCACTGATTTTAAAACTGTAGTTATAGAAAAACCAACTCCAATATATACTGTAATTCAAGATAATCTATCAACTTATGATATAGAAATTGAATTTACCGTTGAAATAAAGAACAATAAAGTAAGCAAACAATATGTAAATGTATATAGAAAAAGAGGTAAAAATACTCATGTTAGATTTGAATATTCTACTAATGTAGACAATGTTAAAAAAAGTGAGGATTTAACGGATTTTTGTTCAGCATTAATAGGCGTTGGTTCAAATGGTATAGATTTTAAAGATATTGAATGGATTAAGAGTAACGGAAATCCGACTGATAAACCTATGAATCAAGATTTTGTTGTTGATGAAACTGCACATCAATATTTCCATAATGATGATGGTAGTTATATTACAGGTGTTTACGAAAGTAATGCAGATAATTCTGCCGATTTGTTAGATGAAACATGGAAAGAATTGCAAACTAGAAAACAACCTAAAATTGACTATGAAACAAGTATAGTTTTATTTGATGAAGATATTGATATAGGTGATACTGTTTATGTTATAGACCACGAATATACGCCTGATTTATATTTAGAGGCAAGAGTTAGTAAACTAGAATTAAGTTTTACTGATTGGTATAACAAAAGTAAGTGTACTTTAGCTAATTATAAAGAAGTAAAAAGTAAAATACTTAATTTATCTAATCCAGATGATATTTTTAATGAAATTTTAGATTTTTTAGGTGGAATCGGTATAGGAAAATTAACAGACGAAGACCTTGCCAAAATTGAAGATTATCTCTATAAAATGGGTTTAGAAAAAAAAGAAATAGATGAATTATTTAATAAAATTTATGATATTATAGACCCTCCTCCAAAGCCTCCTACAGGTGATGATACCGAGTATGAACCAATTTATCTAAGTACATATAAAAATGGTGTTTGGGTTGGAGATGATAGATTTTACGATATAAAATATTCTGAAACAGTATCTAGTGTAGATACAGATAATGATCAATATTCTCAAGCATTAGCTTTGTATCAACAATATAATATTGGTAAAAATCAAAATAGTTCTTATTTAGACAATGTAATGTCTAGTAGTAATAACTATAAATTATACGTAATAGTTAATTACTATAGTGAAAAGTTTGGCCTAGACCCTCAATTTGTTTATGCAATAATGATGGGTGAAAGTAGCGGAAATCCTTCTGCTCACGGTCAAAGTGCTGGCAGTGGTTATGGCTTATTTGGAATAGAACGTTCTGTATTTTTTCAAGGTTTTAAAGGTACTAGTACGTTAACAATAAAATATCTAGATGGAAGTACTGAAAGTTTTTATCCAAGCACATCAAATATGACTCCTGGAGCTGGTGGAACGACAACTGTAAATGGTATTACAGTCGATAAAAATATTTCTAATCAAGTTAAATTAGGATGTTATCTAATTAAACAAGCAATAGAATACTGTCATGGGAATATGTTTGCTGCTTTAGTATCTTATAACATGGGTATAGGTTCGCTTTATTGGATTATAAGTAAATATGTTTGTGATACTTATAATTACACATTTGTTGATAGTTATAGTTTAAGTAAACAATCAAATGCAGTTCAAGCTAAAGTATATGAAGAATTAGATAGTTTAAAGTTTAACTTTGCTGCTTATAGACAAGTTTTAAAAGATACTAAAGGTCTAGGAACTCCAACAAATGTTGAAGGCTATTTGAAGTGGTATAAAATTATAGACGGTCAATTACCTTATTATAAAGATAAAAATGGAAATAAATTAGGCTATGGAGTTGGAATATCTACACCTAAATCATCAGCTCAATTAAATGCAACAGATACTAGAAATAAAATTGTTGAGACTGCTAAAGCTATAGTTAGCCAACATATGGATCAAAAGATTGCGACATATGACCAAGCATATAGAACTTGGAACTTTAAAAAGCCAAATAGACGAAGTGGTTACTACTATGGAATTAAAAATCCTATTTGTTATGATTGTAGTTCATTTGTATCATGTTGTTATGGAGAAGCTGGTTTAACCAGTGTATTTCATGCAGACTCTACTTGTTCAGGAGGAACTCTTGTAAAATATGCAACTGCAAAACCTGGTTATAAAATGTGGAAGGTTACTACTGCAGGACTTAATGAGGCAAAACCTGGAGATATAGTAATGGATGCAAATTTTGCTGTAACATCCAGCAATCTTACCGCCTCATATATGAGCTTATGGGGAAAAACTCATCATACTATGATTTATATCGGAGACGGAAAAGTAGCTCATGCTAGTCAATGGGCATATCATCCAAATGCTATAAAGATTTCCAGTATAACTTATTATATCAATAAAGGGACTTCTTTCTTTTTAAGACCTTATGATTTAACAGAAGCAGATAATAGAACTGCTACCGAAACACCTTCTGTTGAAGAAACGGACTTTAATGAAGTATACATAAAAGCTCTTAGATTAGCAAATGCGTATAATTTTTATGATAGTAATAATAATCTTCTTACAAAAGTTAAAGGTTTTTATAGTGATGATAATAAAGCTTATCCTGATGTTACTCCATATGTACTTATACATTTTGGAATAAATGATTTAAGTCAAAACGGTATTGATGGAATAAAGACACTAGCAAGTATTTTAAGAAATAAATATAGAAATACACCGATATTTATTTTAAAAGAGTTACATGTTGGGACTGCGTATGCAAATTATGAAACTGTAAATACAAGTATAGATGAACTAAACACACAATTAAAAAACTTTTGTGATAATGAAGATAACATCTTTCTTTTAGATATTTCTAGTTCTGTTGAAACTTATACAGGTGTTTTAAATTCAGAATATACAACAGATGGATACAGATTTAAAGATAATGCTAGTAAAAAAGTTTTTTATGATGCAATTACAAGTAAATTACTATCAACAGCAATAGGTTATAAAGAAAAGGATAAAACAGATGATAGTGGAGAAAGTTCTGATAAAGAAGATAAAGATAATACAACTGTTGCAGAAACTGTATCTATAGTTATGCAAGCTAATAAAAAATATGAATATGGTGTTGTTAAAGATCTTACATTTTTACTACCTACAGTTGTAGTTGATTCGTTTTATAGTAGAATTATTTTTAAAACTCCGAAGGATTCCGAACCTATGAAATACTATCAATCTAAAATAGTTTATTTACAAGGGACTGATTGTCTAAATGGTCAATTAATTCCAAAAGCAGATACTACTTATAACATAATTGTTATGCCAAATGCAAATAAAGACTTAACATCAGAAAAATATTATGGTTCCGTTACTGGAGTGAGTAGTGGTGGAAATTATAAAGAATTTACTACTTTTGTTGGAGGAATTAAAGTAGCTGAAATTGCTCAAACATATTTAAATCAAACTGGCTTAAGATACGGAGAATTTACTTTTACAATCAATTTAGAACCAACAAACTTTCCAAATAATATGAGTGGAAATTTAAATAAATGGTATGATTCCAGTGTAAATAAAGCCAATATAGACGGTAGTTCTTTAGTTATGCTTGCTTATTTAGGAATAACTTATAAAAACAGTGCTTATAATAATCATTCTCTAAAAAAATTAGTTAAAAATACTAATTATAGTTGGACCTTTAAGTTCCCACGTATAGCATCAGAACAAGCTAGATATTGTATTCAAAAAGGTTGGGTTCTAAATGAGGCTGATTTAACTGATTTTACGAATTTAAAAGCAGGAGATTTATTATTTTATGATAGTGATACTTTTGATAATGAAAGATTTATGAATATATCACATGTTGCAATTTGTGTAGGTGAAGTAGACGGAGTTATGTCTTTAATAGAAGCAACTATCTGTGAAAATGGAGTAAGAGTTAAATCTGTTGAATCTACTACTTCAGACAAATTATTATTTGTAGCTAGACCAAGAATATTATCTTAAGGAGAGTGGTTATTATGAACAAAGAAACGGTAACTAGAGAGTATAATAACTACTCTGATAGTTATAATGCTTTATTTAATATACTTACTAATGTGATAGCAAACAAAGAAATAAAACAGGATGATGTATATGATTTAGAAGAGGCACATGCATCTTATGTTAATAATGCTGAAATTATAAGGACAGCATTAAATCAAGAAGATGAAAATATTGCGACAGATAAGCTTGAAAAAAGTAAAGTTATTACAAAAGAAACTATTTTAGATCTTCTAACAGAAGGTGGTACAAGAAATATATTCTATCAAGGCAATGATGGAGAAATATTAATTGATGGTCAAGGTGTACCAGCTCTTGTTTTATTAGCAAAGAAATTGAATTTAATAGCAACAGATGGAGAAGATGAGTCAAGTATTACATTGACACCTACATTTATACAATTGTTAGCAGCTAGTGATATACTTCTAGGAGCAAATAATATAAAACTTGAAGGTTATACCACTATTAATGGTGGCTTTAAAATTGATGAAAATGGCAATATGGAAGCTAATGATGGAAAATTTAAAGGTAATATAGAAGCTACAAGTGGGAAAATATCTTCAGACTTAGAAGTAGATGGTCTTAATGTATCAGGAACATTAACAGCAGATGCATTAAATGTTAGACAACTTAATTATTTTAATGACGGAATTACATCTGATATTAGTCTTACAGTTGATACATCTATAACAGATACTCCAAATATATTTGAAAATAACGGCAAATTTAATTCCTTACAAAGAGCAATTGAATCTATTCCAAAAAATCTTAATGGATATACAGTAAGTATAGCAGTTAATTCAATATTGTATGAAAATATAACTATTAAAGGATTTAATGGTGGAACTTTATACGTTCTGTTTAATAAAAATAATTACGGCAATATACTGGGCCATAATTGTGGAGCAGAAATATTATTACAAGGAACCGGAACAACTACACAAGTTTTAGTCAGCAATTATAAAACTACAGGAAATGTAAACATGCGTACTGGTGGAGATACTTCTTATAATATCGTTCAAACAGTCCCTTCTGGAGCAGTATTATTATTAACTAACTTCAACAGCAACGGATGGGGATACACTACATATAACGGAAAAAGTGGATGGATGAGTACAAATACAAGTTATATGGTGAAAGAAGAAGTATATCAAACAAGTGGAACATCTACAGCTATACAACCAAGCGAATTACTAGCCCAAGACGGTAAAAACTATGCTGTGGTATTTCGCAATTGTCCTTATGCAGCTTTATTTGATTTAGAGGTGTATGGCAAAACTGGCAATGCGTCAAATTATGCAGTAGGTGGAATAAGAGGCTCTTATGTAGATTTGGAAGGTGTAAAAATATGTGGTAGCGAAAATGGAGTTGTTGCAGAACGCGGTGGCCGTGTGTTTGAATCTAACACTACAGGTAAAGTTAATGGAATTGCTCAAAATGCTAATTGTAGTGGCTCTATTTATATACAAGATGGTACAACCATAAATGGTACAATATCTAAAGATAGTTCTTCTCAAGTTATATATTCTGAATCTGGGGCAATAAAGGATACAACAAGTAATGTTGGAACAAATAACAATACTACAACTGCCACATCTACCGTTACTATAACAAGTACAGGTGCAGATACTTATAGAAGTACAATGTATAATAATTACAAACAAGACAATACTTCACGCCAGGGCAACTATGGTTGGGGTGATTGTAACGGTTTGTGGCTATTTGGTTCTAAGTTCACACAGCTTAAAGGTAAAACTATTACTAAATTAACTGTAAAGGTTAATCGTATACAAGGCGGTATATATGGTAATGTAACTGCTACATTAAAAATGCATGCTCATGAAACAAAACCATCAGCTATGCCTACATATACAAGTGGTTGGAGTGCATCTATAACTACTCCAATAAATACAAGTAAGACAATAGAAATTACAGATGCAACAGTATTAAATGCTATTAGTGCTGGAACATGTAAAGGATTCGGTGTTCAAGGAGCATATGATTCTAATCATTATGCAGTATTTGATGGTAATTGTACAATAACAGCAACTATACAAGGATAAGGAGAGCTAAAATGAAAGAAATTTTGAGAGATTATACAATTGACTTTGATCTAATAACAGGAAAGATATCTTCAGACTATCTTTCTTTTTTTATTACAGATAAAAATGTATCAACTTTATTCGTAAAATTAAAAGCAATTAATAACGATAATATTGTTGCTTATCTAAAAAATTCAGAAGTTACTAATCACAGTTTAAATTTAAAAGTTAAAAAACCTAAAACTGGAGAAACAGTTAATAAAACAGGTAAAAAAATTCAAGGTGAAGATGATGAAATTGCTATATTTAGATTTGATTTAGAAACTAAATTTACAAATCAAGCTGGAGATTGTAACTGTGAATTGTTTGATACTTTTATAGAAAACAGTTTAGAAAAACTAGTAAGTAGTAAAACTTTCCCTTATACAGTTTCACCAAGTGCTACTGCAGATGCTACGCCTGAAAATCCTAATCCTGGAACAGGTGGAACAACAAGTATTACATATGATGAGACAAACGAATTATTAGTGTTTAATTCGGTTACTACTGAAAATGAGTTAACAACAATCTAGGAGGTGGTTTAAATGGCAGATAATGAAAAATATGCATGTGGATATAAAAACTCACAAACAGGTGAAATTGTATACTATAAGGATAAAGATGCACGTTCGCAACTTAAAGATATTGCGAACTATTCATTAGTGAAACATACAGATGGAAAAGTATATATTAAAAAGCAAGATGGGACACTTCTAGGTGATGGAATTGAAATAGGTGGAAGTGATGTTGACCTATCTAAAATAACAATGAGTATGGATAATCAAACTCTTAAACTTATGAATGATGGCACTCAAATAGCAACTGTAGAAATACCTACTGCAGTAGTTACAGATGAACAATTAACAAGCATAATCCAAGCAAAAATAGATGATGGTACACTTACAAGTCTTGCATTAGGAGAAAATAGTGTAAGTACTACTAATGTACAAGATGAAGCTATAACACCTAATAAAACTAATTTTTTTAAAGAAGAATATATTAACTTATTACATGGAAAGACATGGACTAATAGTGGGTATAGTGGAGATGACCAAACAAACTTCGGTTCTAACTTTTGGGTAAGTGATTATGTTGAAATAATACAAAATGTATTATATACTGTTTCGCCGAAGATGAATACTGGTTATGATGGGGCATATATCGGTAAAATGGGGTGTTATGATGTAGATAAAAATTACTTAGGACTTGCAATGATATCGAATAGTAGCAATATTCCAGGAACTTCAGAGAAACCTGGACATAGATGGATTGAGGAATTTACATTATTAGATAATACTAAATATGTAAGAATCGGTTTCAATAATTCACATGGAAATGATAGTTATAGTATTTCAGAAACAAATAGAGCATTAACAATTATAAGTTATACAGAAGTTGATGAAAATACAGACCCCAACAAAAGAATTTTTACTATAACTTCGGACTACTTACAAAATTTAATTGATGCTATATTAATAGATAAATCTGTAACTTCAAATAAATTATCAGACATAGCAATTAAAGAACAATTTGAAAATAATACAAATAATAATAAAATATTAGATTACACACATATGAAAATGTTTGATATGGTAGAAAATACAGATAATTTATTTACAGGGATTAAAGAACAATCTGGAAATAATAATCCAATTGACTCTACTGTAAATACTGATAGTTACGGCTATCAAACATTATTAACTGATTTTATTGATATTAGTTCTAATAATACACTTAGTTTAGGTGTGGTTAGTACAAAAAATAGTTCTTCAGCTAATTTACAAAATTCCTTGCAAGGAATTTATTGTTTTGATAACAATAAAAAATATTTAGGAAAAGCTACAACAGAATTTGTTGATTTTAAAACTACTAATGACACTTCTGGAAACTATATATCAATGTATTTAAGATTTAGAGCAAAAGAATTTGTAGAAAATACTAAATATATTAGATTTGGATTTAATCCAACATGGATAAATCAATCAGATATTAATGATACTTGCATAATAAGAAAAACGTTGCCAAATTTTAATGAAGATGCAAAATTAATATCTTTAAAGATGGCTGAACATTATAAGTTAGAAGGAACGGATAATGCAAGTGTAGTAAATCCTAATTTACCTTTAGCGAATAAAAAAGTAGTTTGGATAGGTGATTCTCTTTCTGATTGGGGAGGTGGTTCTGGAACTATTGGTAGTACTGGATTTTTAGATGTAATTGCAACAAATGTAGGTGGAGAATTTTACAACCAAGGAACAGCAGGAGCGAGTTGGGAATATGGATTAGGCACATGGGATGATACGCATACGACATATACACCTGCCGAAGGAGAAACCGAATATACTGCTATAGGCAGAGTTAATACACTTGTTACTAATAAAGATAGTTTTGTCCCTGATTATGTAATATTTATGATGGGGACAAATCGCAGAACAGATGGAAATACTACAGATGAATATACTAACTTACATACTATGTGTGGAGCTATAAAACATTGTTTGTTACAAATATATAATAATTTCCCAAATTGTGCTATAGGAATTGTATTACCTCCACAAAGACAAGAAGGTATGGATGCACAAGAACAAGCAAATGAAAAGATAAAAACTATAGCGAATTATTATAGTGTTCCTACATTCGATGCTTTCCATGAAGGTGGACTATTGAATCATGAAAGAAATCCTTTAGTTAGTACTGTTAATAGTGGAGGATTTAGTGATGGATTACATTTAAGTGAGTTAGGAATGGCTATATTAGGTAGAAAATTCTCACATTGGATAAAAACATTATGATTCATTTAAAGTTTGCTAATTGAAGTTGAATACAAAATTTTATGTTATAATATGTAATATAAATAAATGGGGAGATGAAAATGTTTAGAAAAATATTTAGAAAAAAATTTATATTGCATAAACCAACTATGTTTACAAGACATTCAACAGCAAACATTAATATACAAAATAATTTTGAGTTCAATAAACAATGGGTTAAAGTTAAAAATATTAAACCTGGACAATTAAATTTAGAAAGGAATGCAACATTAAATATAAATGATTTTGTTGTATATTCTGGATGTTCTATCGGTATTCAAGAAAATGCAACTTTATCAATTGGGACAGGATATATGAGCTTTGACTCTATAATTAGATGTGCTGAAAGAATAACAATAGGAAATGGTGTGTTTATAGCTGAAGGAGTTTTAATTAGAGATAGTGACGGGCATAATATAATAAGTGATAAGTCACATAGGAATAAAGCTCCTATAATAATAGGAAATCATGTATGGATAGGAAGTAGAGCTACTATACTTAAAGGAGTTACTATAGGAGATGGGGCTATAATAGCAGCAGGGGCAGTAGTAACCAAAGATGTACCACCTAAAACTTTAGTTGGTGGAGTTCCAGCTAAAGCAATAAGAGAAAATGTAGAATGGGAATAGGCTAGATTAATTTCTAGTCTTTTTTAATGTAGTTGTTAGTACGCAATTTAAAAATATTGCGTACTTAGTTTTGCGATATGGTGGAGTATAAAGGTACACCATTTAAAAATTAGAAAGGAGATTATATTATGAAAGATAAAATATTGGAAAGATTCGCTTATGATACTGGAGCAACAGATAGTGGAATTAATCACTCAAAAGAAGATATTAAAGAATATTTATTAAATTTATCAGAAAATGAATTTAGATTATTTCTAAGTAGATTAATTAGGGAAGAATTTTTATCTGAAAATTCATTAGAACAAGGATATGGAATTGAAGATGTGTCAAGTTTTATAAATTGGATTAAATATGATTTAGAAATAGATATTTAATAATTAAAAGGAGGTTTAATTATGAACGAAGAGTATATTCTGTTAGAAGAAGATAAAAGAGAAGAATTACGAAAAGCATATGAAATAATTGAAAAAGTAAAAAATAAAATAAATCTTGATTATGAAGAATATACATGCATAGATACAACGCTTGATTATTTAAACGTTGCGATAAATTATAAGAAAAAAATGTTGTCTTAGTTAAAAATGATTGCGAACCTATTTTACCAAGTAAATACCAAGTAAGATAATAAGAGTAGCTAAATCAATAGCTACTCTTTTTTATTAAAAAATTATAAAAAGTGTAATCTTTTCCATACTTTTGCATAGAATTAAGTAAAAGGAGGTTTAGATTATGAAAAATAATAAAACCGTAATCCAATTGAGTTTTAAAAATAACATGGATGATAAACTTTTATTATCGTGGCTAGAAGATAAATTTGCAGAATACGGTAATAAAAGTAATTATATAAAATACATTCTTAGAAAAGAAATGCTAAAAGAATCAAATGAGTTTGCTCAAAAAGTCAAATAGAAAAGCAAGTCCGAACCAAAATAATGCTTCACTCATTTTTATCACCTCGGTCAATTCATATTTTAATTATTATTTTAAACAGGAAGGAGATTTTTATACATGAAATCTTATAGTTTTAAGGAATATAAGTTAATATCAGAAAATGATTGCACTTTAATTGAAAAATTTCTTAATAACTTAAAGATGAATAAAAAAGAATACAAAAGAATTATTGTTTTAATAGCTATTTTTATGAATAAGAATTTAATTTCTTATTGTATAACTACAGAAACTGAAATATCAAACGTAGCTACTCAAATCCTTAGTTTATTAATGGTCTTTGCTAAATATGGTTGTATGTGTATGGGAATAAAAAGCATTATAGAAAATGCTTTACAAGGGGCAGATTTTAAGCAAGCAACAACATCTGGAATACAATATTTCCTAATTTATATATTATTAAGTTTTTATCCGAAACTTTTTTCAATGATTAGATTTTAGGAGGTATTGATATGGAAGAAAAATTAAATCAAGTTATAAATATTTTAGATAATTTCTTACATCCGATAGAATTTATTAAAGAAACTGGATATGAGCTTTTAGTTGCTATACAAAATCTATCTTTTGATATATGCCTTATAGCAGGTTTTATAGCACTTTTATTATATGTATTTGGGTATAAGAAAGGTAAGAGATGGGCATTTATGATACCTTGTATATATATTATCCTTAACATAGTTATAGGAGCAATTACTAATGCTTAAAAGTATTCCTATAGCAAAATATTTTGAGATACAAAATCAAGAATATGTATATCTTAAATTAATACCAAGTAAATCAATTAGGAATAATAGGACTTATTCTATATTGGAACTTGTAAATAAAATGTATATCAATCTTAATAAGCTCATAAAGATAGAAGATAATAAATTAATTATAAGAACGCAATTAAAAGCTAGTTATTATATTCACATAACAAAAGAAAAAATTAATTTTTACTTTATAGTTCCTAAATTATTTTATTCTAAATTTAGAGTAAAGTTTAAAGAAATTTGGAAATCAGTAGAAATAAAAGAAATTAATTCGATACCGATTATAACTGGATCACGATATCAATTAATCTATAAAAATAAAGATTTTCTATCTACTTCTACAGATATGAGGAATAACGATTTGTTATCAGCAAATATGTCTGCTATAGAACTATTACAAGATGGAGAAGAAGCAGGAATATTATATAATTTTATACCTACTTCAGAAAAACAATGTAATTACTTTAAATCTACTTGCCAGAAGTTTATTAAGGAATATAAGAATACAAATATAAAATATGCATCAAATGCCGTAGCTAATGTAGTTATTAAAATATTGTCCTATAGCATAGATTTTATTAATTCTACTTTAAATTTCTTATTTGATGTAAAACAAGTGGATAAACAAGTTAATTTCAACAAACTAAGTAATAATACAAATAAGAAGGCTACTTCTGATATATGTAAAACGCAAATTATACTATCTGGTAAGGCTAAAACAATCAATAGAGAAAAATCTATTATAGATACGATATCAAATTCATATTCAGTTATATCAGATGATAATGAATTTATATGTAAGAAAATAAAAAGAAATATAAGGACCTTAAATACATCTGTGTATGAGTGTAGTAATTTTATAGCACTTCCAGGAGCTGATATAATACAACAGTTTCCACAAATTAACCATAATAGAGTATATAATAAAGATTTTCCTAAATGTCTAGCTACAGGAGATATATTAATTGGAAATTCTATAAAAAATACGCCTGTATATTATTCTACGGACAAAGAAATAAGTAGACTTGGAAGAGTTCTTATGGGAGGTATGGGATGTGGCAAAACTTATTATATGCAAAATCTAGCTAAATCTATAATAGCAAAAGGAGATGGCCTTGTGGTATTAGATATAATAAGAGATTGCAGTCTAGCAGAATCTATTAAACAAATAACTCCGAAAGATAAATTAATAGAAATAGATTGTAGTAACTCTGAACAATTACAAGGATTCTGTTATAATGAATTGATGTGTAATAGTAGTGATAAGTATAGAAAATTAGCTAAATGTATGGAAAAAGGTACACAATTACACATTTTACTTAATACTATTAATGCTGATACAAAATTAACTCCTAGAATGTTACGTTACTTTTATGCAGCTTGTACCGTAGTATTTTATAAGAATTTTAACGCTAGTTTCAAAGAAATTATAGAGATACTTTTATATCCTGATGTGCGTAAAAATCTTTTAGAAAAACTTTCAGAAAATGAAAAATCTTTACTTGCAGATGAAATTAAAGATTTATACGATTTAGATAAAGTCAATAAAAATGGAAATATAGAGAACTATGATAGCAAGATAGACGGAATAATAGATAGAATAAGCGTATTAAAAACTAATTTATATACAAAACTAGCTTATAATACACCAGGAAATAATAATATAGACTTTGTAAAAGCATTAGACCAAAATAAAGTTATAATTATAAAGGCTAAAGAAGAAGATTTCACAAATAGAAATATGAGAGATTTAATAGCAACATTTTATCTTTCTAAAGTATGGTTAGCAAAACAAATAAGATCTAATACACGCACAGAATTATTTATAGACGAAATTAATTTATTTCCTACAGCACAAATTATCCTGCAAGATATTCTCACAGAATGTAGAAAATATTCTTTAATTCCTACTATAAGCTTACACTTTTTAGAACAATGTACAAAAAAGTGTAAAAGTGCTATTCTAAGTAGTGGATGTAGTTTTTTATTACTTGCTGGAGCTGATGTAAAATGTTTTATTGAACTTAAGGAATTATTTAATAAGGAAGGATACACAGAAACAGATTTATTAGAGCTTAAAAGATATCATGCTCTTTGTTTAATCAGAAATGAAGATAATGTTTATTCTGCATTTGTGGTAAAATTGCCAAAATAAAAGGAGGTTATTCCTCCTTATTTTTATATAAATTTATATAATTTTATATACTAGATAAAAATGAATATAGTATATCCAAATTGCTATAACCTTGATATAACCGCTTTGCATTTATTACGGTCGCTGTCGCTACTTCATAAACGCTTCGCATATCATAGCATATGCAAAATATATATAAAAATATTACTAATTAACAAAGTTTTAACACTTAAATTATAAATATTAGGAATATGTTCCGATTGCAAATTTGTTATTGGGAATTTACACTATAATTGTAGATAAAATAATTTCTCATTTGAAACCCCAACGAGCAAAGGAATCGGTTTAATAACCTTTTCCGGAAAGGACTTACTTTTAGAGTGGGTCCTTCTTTTGCTTATTGGCTATGAAAGAGGGTGATTCCAATGTGGACTTAATAAAAAAACATTTATATTTTAATCGAATTTTAATTTTAAAAGTTATATGTGTATATAGTATTTAGAGGCACTTACCATTTTTTCTAAGGGGGTTACTAATTTGTAATCCCTTTTATTTTGTAAAAAGGAGTTTGAAAAGATGAAAATAAATATAAAAACTCCAGAAGGAGTTCATGCTGAACAAAGAGAAATCGAAGCTTACATAAAACATATTCATAAAAAATATCCAAATCGAGAAATTGAATATCTAAATATAACAATAGACGATAAAGGGTATGTAGATTTAGAATATAAACTTGTTCCTGTTTCATTTGAAAGAATCAGAAGAATTACAGGTTATTTAAGTGAAGTTCGACAATTTAACGATGGTAAAAAAGGAGAACTTAGAGATAGAGTAAAACATACTTAAGAAAATTGAGAGGTATTAATATGCAAACAGAAATAATTGTTGCTATTATAGCATTTATAGGAACTTTAGCTGGTTCTTATTTTGCAAATAGTAAAACTACTGCAGTAATGCAAGAACAAATCAAAGGTATAAAAGAAGATATAAAAACTTTATCAACTAGAGTAGATAAACATAATAATTTAGTAGAAAGAATGGCAAAAGTAGAAGATTCAACAAAGTCTGCACATCACAGAATAGATCACTTAGAAGAATAGGAGGTTAATTATGATAGATTTAAATGTTATTAATAGTTATTTAGTCATTGGAGTTGTATTAGGTTGTTGTGGAATAGGATATGTTATAAAAACTAGCTTTGACTTTATTCCTAATAAGTATATTCCTTTCATAATGGCTGTATTAGGTGTTGTATTAAACATAGCAATATCTAAGTCATTTGATATGAATGTTTTCTTAGGAGGGCTTTTAAGTGGGCTTTCTAGTGTAGGATTGCACCAAAGTTTCAAGGCTTTAATTGAAAATAAATAGGAGATGATATAATGTCAATAGTAAAACCAACAATAGTTGAAAAATGGCAAAAGAAAAACAAATATGGTAGACCTGGAACTCCATTAAATTACACAAAAGTAGCAATTCACTATACTGGTGAAGCAGATGTACCAGGTTATAAGACTGTATCTTATTTTAATAATGTAGTTGCTAACGGGTACAAAGTTAATGGAAAATATATATATGCTAGTGCTCACTTTGTTATAGATCTTGACGGTACTATCTATCAGTTAATACCTACAACTGAAAAATGCTATTGTACTAATAGTGCAAATGATTATGCAATAGGAGTCGAAGTTGCAACAACAGGTTCTGATAATCATTATACAGATGCTACATATAAATCTATGGTATGGTTATGTACTTGGTTATGTGCTAATAAAGGACTTAATCCTAAAAAGGATATAATTAGACATACTGATGTAGTTGGTCGTGCTTATAAATTATGTCCAATTTACATGGTTTTAAACGAAGATAAATATGAACAATTTAGATTGGATTGTTATAACCTAAAAGCAGGCAAAATATCTGTTAATCAAATAGTTAATTGTACGAATGGTAAAGGTAAGGTTACAATAGTACCTACTACAACTACAGGTAATAACAAAACATTATATGTTAAAATACTACAAGATATAAACATGCATAGTAAACCAGACTTTACAAGCAAAAGCGTAATAGGGGTTGTTACAAAAGGTGGAGTTTATACTGTAGTAGAAACTATAAAAAGAACTGGAACAGATATGTATAAATTAAAATCAGGAGTATATATCACTGCCAGCCCAAAATATGTAGAAGTATTTGAAAAATAGACCGATAGCGACTGATAGCGACCAATAAAAAAGCTAGGGGCGATTAACCTCTAGCTTTTTTGTTTTAAGCAAGAAAAAAACCACTCTAATGGCGATAAGGGTGGTTTTTAACATATGTTTATAATCATTTTTTAGAAGCTATCACTCTAGTACCAGTAGAATGTAGTTCTCTATTTATATAATATCATAATTTGTGATATTATAGTCTTATTTCACATATATATTCTGTTACCTTATAATTTTATATAGGTGAATATATGGCAATTTCGTTTTAATCCTTGTTTAACTGGAATATATTCTGTTACCAAGTATTCCTATTAGTAGGCTACTTGATAAGGCAATGTTTTAATCCTTGTTTAACTGGAATATATTCTGTTACAAGAAAACAATTTATTTGAGTGTTCTTATGAGGTACTAGAGTTTTAATCCTTGTTTAACTGGAATATATTCTGTTACAATTCTATCGGACGCGACCGATAGCGACCGATAATATGTTTTAATCCTTGTTTAACTGGAATATATTCTGTTACTCGTAACAAATAAGATTAAGCAATACCAAGAGTTTCAAGGATTCTACATGTTTGAAAATCATTGTTTTAATCCTTGTTTAATTAGAATATATTCTGTTACTTGAAATCGCCGACTATTGCGACTGCATTGTCTTGAGGTTTTAATCCTTGTTTAATTAGAATATATTCTGTTACAAAAATCAACGTTTTTTCTCCCGTCGCCTCCCGCTAGTTTTAATCCTTGTTCAACTGGAATATAGTCTGTTACTATTTCCGTATTCAACAGTATTAGATAATCTATCGTGTTTTAATCCTTGTTTAACTGGAATATAGTCTGTTAAGTAATTATAATACTTGTAGCAGTTGATGTAGTTTCCAATATGTTTGAAAAACTAATATATATTTGAAAATAACATATTCAACAAGGCATTAACATATACTTCTAATTCAGTCGTACCAACTAATACAAGAATTAAGTTGCTAATATCTCAATAATTATGCAGTAACAGAACATATTCCAATCAACAAGGTTCCTTCTTCAACGAATCCTCTTTTGCCTAAGCTACTCGAGTTTGTGTAATCCTCCAAAGGCATAAAATCGGGGTTAAACCTCCCTACATACCGAACTAATCTTGCTAGTGATTATTGTTCGGTTTTATAATTTGCTAAATTAATTGCTGCATTTAAATCCCTATCAATTACAGTCCCACATTCAGGACAAATATAAGTTCTATCACTTAGTTTTAAGTCTTTATTAATATGACCACAATTAGAACAAGTTTTACTGCTTGGATACCATCTATCTGCTTTTACTAACTCAATACCTTTATATTTACATTTATATTCAAGCTGTTTTGTTATTTCATATAAACCTTGTTTCCCTATTGATTCTGATAAATGTTTGTTTTTCATCATACCTTTTATATTTAAATCTTCTATTACGATTTTAGAAGGATTCATATTAGTTATTTCAGCAGTCATGTTATGATTATAGTTTTTTCTGATATTAGCAAGTCTTTTATGTAGTTTGTTGATTTTTTTATTTATCTTTTCTATATTGTTAGTTTTAACAAATTTTCCATCTTGTTTATTAGTTTCGTATTTTCGACTTTTTTCTCTTTGTAGTTTTTTAAGTCTTTTTTCTATTCTTTTTATATGAGCAGTTTTATTAATATTTTTATATTTTTTACCTGTACTAAGAATAGCGGTATCTTTTAATCCTAAATCAATTCCTATTGTTCCATTAAGTTCTGAACTAATGTAATCTTCTTCCTCAACTCCAACTGATATATACCAATTAAGTCCATCAAAAGTAACTCTAGGATTACTATATTTTTTTACTATCGGTATATAGTTTTTTCTGCTTAACTTAACTATTCCTATTTTTGGTAATTTAACTTGATTTTCATTAAATTTAATAGCTTGATAGTTAGGCATAAATGAAGGCTTTGTATGTTTTTTAGCTTTGAATTTAGGATAACCAACTTTTTGACCCTTTTTAAGTCCCTGGAAAAAGTTTTTAAATGCAGTACAAGCATCTGTATAAGCACCAACAAGTGCAATACTATCAACTTCTTTTAACCAGTCATGTTCTCCGTCTTTTTTTAAAGCAGTTAAGTATTTACTCATACTCATAGCACTTACAAATTTTTCACCTGCCTCATATCTTTCCTTTTGAAAAGATAAACACCAATTATAAATATATCTTGCACAACCAGCACTTTTAAACATTAATATATATTGTTCTTCTGTAGGTTCTAGTCTTACTTTATAACCTTTTATCATTTTTTGTCACCTCCTTATATATCTATTATATAACTTTTATATATAAAAATCAAGTAAAAGTTATATAATTTGACTATAATTATTATATATAGTAAAATTTTATAAAAAAAAGGAAGTGATACTATGGCAGTTAAACAAAGTAAAGTCGGAGTGCTTATAAATATGGATAGGGAATTAAAATCCAAATTAGAAGAATTAGCAAAAAACGATTGTAGGTCTTTAACAAATTTAATTAATAAAATTTTAAATGATTATATTAATAGTAAATAAACAAAAAAGCTAAGGCTATCTGAAACCTTAGCTTATCTTTTTAATCAGGCATTTCTTCTTCCATTTTAAGAAGACTTTCTCTTACAATTCTTTGGTCTTCATCTTCTTCTATTTGTTCTGTATTTTTTATTTGTTTAGCAACTTGTGAAACATCACCAAGAGTTACATTAACTTGTATATTGTTGAAGTCAATTTGTTTTAGGATATTCCACTCACTTAATATTACTTGTATTGCATCATTTCTGCTTGATAAATCTCTTTCTGCTTGAAACTTGCTTATCATATCCCAAAAATTTTCTTCTATATATACTGTACTTGATTTTTTTGCCATAATTAATCACCTTTAAAATTTTAATTTTGCAAACTTAAATAATCCAATTGCAGTAGCCATTTGAGAATTATCAACTCTATCAAAGTCATCAGAAGGTTCAAGATTTAAAGAAGTTCCACCTGCTAAATATAACTTCATTTCATCTTTGTTTATCCAATTTTCTTCTACTATTTGATTTACTTTTTCAGAACCTAATTTATATGCTTTCTTTTTAAGTAGATCATAATCATCAGAACTATCTATTTCGTTTACACTTTTTGCAATTCCACTTGCCATTAAATTATCTTGTATTATTTTTAGCATTGTACTATTTCCGTATTCAACAGTATTAGATAATCTGTCATTAAATTGGAAACCTTTATCAAAATATGATAGTTCCATAGTTCTGAAACCAACGTTAACAAGTCCTACTGGCTTATCTTTATTTACCTTTCCATTAATAGCATAGTATAAAGCCGCATCGCCCTCTCTAGCGATTGTTACATCTTCTATAAATATTTTCTTAGTTGCATTTGTTATATTGTCTTTTATAGTGATTGTTTCGCCTTTATATGTATTTACTATGTCAGCTAATACTGATTTCTTATAGTTTTTATATGGTACTCCAAATACTACTTTTACAGTATCTTTTACTGCTATATCGTTTAATGCTGATGCAAATAATATCTTCATAGTATCACTTGTTTTTGAATCTTGTGAATTTCTTATAGAAGAATAAGATTCTCTTTCTGCTAATAAACCAACGAAATAGTCTTCACCTTCTATATTTAAGTATTTAGGTTTTTCGTAATTTTCAAAGTCAACTTTACCTGAACGTCCATCACCATATACTGACTTAAATATTGTTTGTTTTGCCTCTCCATCTACTTCTGTATAAGCCTTAATGTAACCTCTACCACCATCAAAGCCTATAAATTGAACATCTTTTTTAGCCATATATAAATCCCTCCTAATGTTAGTTGATATTTTAATAATATCTTAATTAAAGTATATGATAAAAAAATACAAAAGTCAATAAAATAGTTTAAATATTAATAACATCTTAATTATTGTTTAAATTTTGTTAATATATTAATATATATTTTAGTTAATATTTTATTAAAATGTTGTTTATGGTTAAAATAATGTTAATATCTTAACTAATATTATTATTTTAGAATTATATATTGATTTTTGTTTTTTAAAGTGATACACTTTTTAAAAAGAGAAGTGACACACTTTACAGATAGGAGGTTTTTTATTTGGCTGTTTCAAAAGACAATACAAGAATAAATGTGAAACTCTCAAAAGCAGACAAGGCTCTTTTAAAAGAGTTAATGGAAAAGGAAGGATATAAATCAATGTCAAAATTTGCAGAGAATATCCTTATTAATTACATGAAAAATAAAGAAAAATAAACATAAAAAAACCTACTTTTTGATCGCGCCAACAATCAAATTGTACAGAAACTGTAGCAAAGTAGGTCTATCTTGTATCACATATATCAATATTGTATTTATATTATATCATGCATTTATTATATTTTCAATTCTTTAAGATAGATAAAAATTGCTACAAATCGATAAAATTCAACATAGGAGGGAAATAGATATGTCTAAGTTCGAAAGTAGCAATGAATCCAAATTTATAGCAAGCGCAGAACTAGCCAAAGGTTTTACAGTTATTCCAAATGAAATTATGAACGATATGAATTTATTAGGCCCAAATGCATTTTTTGTATTTGCAAAGATTTTACAATATATATCTAATCCAAATCACGTAATAAGTATACAAGGCTTAGCTACTCAATTAGGAGTAAGTAAAACTAGAGTATCTAATGGCTTAAATAAGCTTATAGAGGTTGGTTATATAAAAAGAACACCTCTAAAAAACGGTAACCTTACAAATGGTTATTTATACGAAGTTTTTAGCGAAAAACAAAACGTAGATATTACGAACGTAAACGATAACGTAAATACGAACGTAAACGAAAAAACTAATAACGATGAAAGCATTGAAAACACTACATCTCACCGTAATCCTAAAAACTGGGATACCGAAAATGGGGATACCAATTTCTGCGATACCGATTTTCGATACGCTAATAAAGAAAATAATAATAACAACTATATTAATAAAGAAAATGAAGTTGTTGTTGGTGTTGAAAAAGAAACAAAACTTATAGACTTATATAAGTCTTTTAAAATTGAAAAAAGATTTATGCCACATACTAAAAAATTACTTTTAGAATATGTAAATAAATTTGATTTAGATGTATTTGAACAAGTCTTTATAGCAGCATGTGAAGAAAGTGTTAGTAAAAAATATGCTTATATGAAACAAGTTTTTGAAAATCTAGATAAAAAAAATATAGTAACTTTAGATGACTATCAAAAGGGTCAAGTAGAATTTAAAAATAAAAAGCAAAATAAAACAAAAGAAAAAAGTTCAAATTCAGTAAAAACAAGATATCATAACACATTTAATGAACATTATAAAAACTATACTGTTGACGAACTTGATAATAAACTTAGATCTTCTAAAGCAGCTAACAATGACATAGAAAAACAATTATATTTAACTGCTATTGAAAATGGTTTAAGTTCTTTAAGTCATTTATCTCAAAATAGAGTTGTTAGTTATGCTTTAGAACATAATTTAGAAGTGCCAAGGGGGTGAGAATATGCTCAAAATTAGAATTACATACAATAGAGAAAAGCCAGAAGAATTAAAAAGATAGAAAAAGAATTTGATATTATAAGTCAGCCTCAAGAGTATAAAAACAGAGGAAAAAGTAAATATTCTAACATTTATTTAGATATAGAAAATAAAGGATATATAAAAATAATTAACTTTATATATAAATCTTAATTTAAAGTTATATTCGGCTTTGTAATGAAATTTTACAACTTTAGCTTAGTTTTTATTGCTAATTTAAAGAAACGTGTTATAAAGGGCGTAAAATCGATATTTTTAATAGATTGCAAACCTTTTAAATATACAACTGATATTTATAAAAAATAAGATTAAAAAGTTGTATAACCAAAATTAATAGAGGAGTGATGATATGAAAAAATTAGTTAAACAAGTAGATATTAAGAATTTTTTTAAATTACTAGAAGGTAAAAAAGTTAATATATATGCTTTACCTCTATGTGGTATAGATTTTAGTTTATCAAGAGTAGCCATGAAAAATTATGAAAATTGTATTTATTTTAAAACTGATAATAGTAGCATGAATATAGTTTATAAAGCTATTAAAAGTCTAGAAGTAGATGAAACAGAAGAAATTATTAAAATTAAGGCTAAAATTGAAAATGGGACCTTAGTCACTATAAGACATTATAAACCACATGAAGAATAAATAGGAATATGTTCCGATTGAAATTGAAAGTAAAAGGTGTTAATCTAATATTAGATATAGAACTTACAAATTTTAGCTATATTGCTTTAGTAAAATACTCCTGTTTAAAAAAATAACTGCCTTGCTGGGTGGTTATTTTTATGTGTTTAAATAGGAATATGTTCCGATTTATAAACATTTTATTTGGTGATATAATTTAAGTATAAGATTTAATCATACTCAGTTTAACTAATTGAGTAAGCCTAAAATGCACATACTCCTATTAGCAAATCCACTCTACTAGCCCCCTGAGTGGATTTTTTGTTGAATTAGTTTTTGCTGGAATAACAACCAAATACTTAATATTTACTTTGAAAAACTATTATTTTAAAATAAAATTTATGATAATAAACAATATTTCAAAAGTAAGAATTGACAAAAAACATAGTATTAGAAAGTTAGCCTATAAGACAAAGCTAAGCAAAAGTACTATTTTTAGATTGGAGAATAATGAAACGGTACTTGATTTAGTAAAATTAGAAAAAATTGCAATAGCACTAAATTGTAGGATAACTGATCTATTTGATTCTGAATATAAATAGTGTCCCAGTATATGGGACAACACAACAAAATAGCAATAAATGGAAGTATAATATAAGTGTAGATAAATTATTCTTAATATTCAAATAAAAAGATAGAATTTTATGAAAAATAGTATTATAATATATCTGCATAGAACATAAGTTCGGTATTATTACGCTATTTTGGGGGAGATCTATGGATTATGTAACAAAATTGAAAAAGGAAATCATAAGTTTATTAGAAGAAAATGATAATATTGATACTATAGGATTTATCTATCAATATTTGACTAAGAAAAAAGATGAAAATAAAAAACATAACAATAAAAAATAGGGACATTGTTCCCTATTTTTTTTCTGAATTTTTAAATACATTAATTAAATCTTTTATTACTTCGATTTGTCTATCATTTAAATCTAAAAGCATCTCTGTTAATTCAAATAAGTTTTCTTCTCTTTCTAAATTTCCAACTATATTTGCCAATCTAATATGTTTAGAATCTGAAGCATAGATACTTTCCTTCCCACCGTTTAAAAGCCAATTTTTATTAATATAAAAAATATTACATATGCTATCAATAAGATCTTCATTTAGTTTTGCTCTAGCTTTTTCGATATTGTATACGGCATCTTCACTCTTATTAATCATTTTTCCAAACTCTCTTCTGGAGAGCTTTTCTTTTTTTCTTATAAATTCAATTCTTTTACCTATTTCTTTTTCATTCATAGCGTACCTCCAATTATTATTATAAATAAATTGTAACACATATACACAACAAAATAAACGAGAAAAACATAAAATTTCGTTTACAAGAACAGACAGGTAACAACTTTTAGCGGATAAAAACGAGAAAATAAAACCAAAATTGTCCAAAAATACGTTGACTTACGTTATAAATAAGTATATAATATAAATATAAACGAAAAACAACGAAGAAGGGGGAATGTTGAATGAGTACTAGATATGAAGAAAGACTTAAAATAGCATCAGATTTGCAAGGCTTAAATAAAGAAAATTATAATACGGTCCTTAAAATCATAAAAGCTTTTCAAGTATCTGAATCAGCTAAAATTCTAGGAATAGATCCTTCTAAACTTTCTGAATTAGTAAAAGAGAAGGAAAGCCAGCAAGTTTAAGGAAGTGATTAAATGACAGATTCAATGGAGGTAAAATACAACAAAAATAGTATTTTACGTGATGGGTATGGAATAATACCTAAGATAGTTATGAGAGATAAAAATCTTTCAATTGAGGCAAAAGCAATTTATGCATATTTAATAGCCTTCGCTGGAGATAAAAAAACATGTTATCCAAGTAGAGATTTAATGTGTAAAGAATTAGGAATATCAATCAATAGATTTACTAAACACTTAAAAACATTAAAAGAATCAGGGTACATAAAAGTAGAAAGAGTAAAATCAGGTAATTTAAAAGCAAAAAATATATATGAAATCATAATGGATGAAAGAGACCGATGTATTAATTTTAGAGATATCGAAAACGAATATCTCGAAAACGAATATCTCGAAAACGAATACACTAATAATAACAGTCTTAATAATAACAGTTTAAATAATAATAGTGTTAATAATAACAGTATTAATAAAAAAGAAAAAAAGAAAAAAAGAACTGATTTAGATGTTCTTATAAACGAGTATACTTCAAACTCTTTTCTGCAGGAAACAATAATAGATTTTATAAAAATGCGAAAGGGCATTAAAAAACCTGTTACAGAAAGAGCACTTAAAGGAATACTAAATAAATTAGACAAATTAGCAACAACAGATGATATCAAAATAAAAATATTGGAGAACTCAATAGAAAACTGTTGGCAAGGAGTTTTTCCATTAAAAAAAGACAACTTCAGTAATTACAATTCAAACAAACACAAAAATAAAGACAATTCAAATTCAAACATCGAGGATTTACAAGGATATATAGATCCTGAACAAATGAAACCAGTCAAAAAAGAAGATCTAGACGAAATAGAAAAACTGCAAAAAGAATTAGATGCGATGGGAGATGGCTTTAAATGGCTATAGGATATCAATGCGAAAAATGCAAAGATTTAGGTTATATTCTACAGGAAGATGAAAAAGGTTATACCGTAGCTAAACCATGTGAGTGTCTTGAAAAAAGACAGATATTGGAAAAGTTAAAGAGATGCGGCTTAACAGATTCTTTCAAGAAAAAGACATTTTCTTCTTTTGAAACAGATACAGAATATCAAAAACAGGCAAAATTACAAGCTATGCGTTATTGTAAGAAGTTCGAAAATGAAAAAGGTAGCTTTTTATTAACTGGAAGCCCAGGCACAGGAAAAACCCATTTAGGAATCGCAATAATGATACAGCTTGTAAATCAAAATATAGGTTGTAAATATATAGAGTATATTAGTTTAATTATGAGCCTTAAACAATGTTGTATGGATGTGATTAATTACAACAAAGAAATGGATAAATATAAAAATTGCACTGTACTATTCATTGATGACTTATTAAAAGGACAAGCAAGTGAAACTGATAGAAAGTATATTTATGAGATAATAAATTATCGTTACATGACAGAAAAATCGATTATAGTAAGCACAGAAAAAACATTAGATGAGTTAATGAATTATGATGCAGCTATAGCTAGTAGAATTATAGAAATGTGCAAAGAAAATATAATTGAGTTTAAAAATGTACCTAATAGGAGATTACAAAGGGGGGTATAGCAAGTGCCAAGAAATACTTTAGGCTCCAAAGATGAGATTTGGAAAGATATCAAAGGGTATGAAGGTTTATATCTAGTCAGTAACTTAGGTGATGTATATAGTTGCTTATCAAATAAAAAATTAAAACCTGGAAGTGATAACGGCTATTTAAAAGTAAATTTATGTAAGAATAACAAAGTGAAACAATTCACTGTGCATAGATTAGTTGCATTAGCATTTTTACCTAATGAAAATAATTATCCATGCGTTAATCATAAAGATGAAAACCCCAGTAATAACAATGTTAATAATTTAGAATGGTGCACTTACAAATACAATAATAATTACGGAAGCATACGAGAGAGAATCAGTAAAACATTAAAAGGTAAAAATGCAGGTAAAAAACATCCTATGTACGGAAAGCATCATACACTTGAAAGCAAAAAAGAAATGAGCAAAAAGTTAAGTAAACCTGTTATATGTATAACTACAGGGGAAATATTTAATTCTTTAAAAGAAGCGAGTATAAAAACTGAAACATCTTACTCTAGTATAAGTGACTGTTGCAGAAATAAAAAACAATCAGCTGGGAATCATCCAGTAACAGGTGAAAAACTAAAATGGGAATATTATAAGAAATAAAGGAGGATGATTTTATGCCACGCAACACCTTGGGTGACCTAAACAATCATTTATTCGCTCAATTAGAACGTTTAAATGATGAAGAGATAACAGGAGAAAAATTAGAAGATGAAATTACAAGAAGCAAAGCAGTCATAGGAGTTTCAAAACAAATTATTGCTAATGCAAATGTTGTATTAAGAGCAAAATCAATACAACTAGAGTATGGAAAAGATAAAAAAGAAATTCCTAAAATGCTTGAAGGTGGTGAGTAAAAAATAGAATGGGAAAATCAATTCATAGATGGAGTGATGAAGAAAAAGAATATCTTAAAGAAATAACTCCAGGTAGACATCACAAAGAAATCACTGATTTAATGAATGAAAAATTCGAATACAAGTTTGAAGTTAAGCAAATAAAAAATGCAATTAAAAGGTATGGATATAACACAGGTTTTAATGGCCAATTTAAAAAAGGACACAAAACATGGAATAAAGGAACTAAAGGACTTACAGGTCCAAATAAAACTTCTTTTAAAAAAGGTAATGAGCCATGAAATAAAAAGAAAATTGGTAGTGAAAGAATTGATATTAATGGATATATCTTAATTAAAGTAAAAGAACCTAATGCGTGGAGATTAAAGCATAGAATTATGTATGAAAAATATCACAATGTTAAATTAACATCGGATGATGCAGTTATATTTGCAGATCAAAACAAATTAAATTTAGAAAAAGATAATTTAATATTGATTAGTAAAAGTCAGTTACTAAAAATGAATAATGAAAAATTAATTTTTAATAATAAAGAATTAACTAAAACAGGAGCAAATATAGCTGAATTAATGATGAAGGTTGACGAAAGGAAAAAGAAAAATGAATAGTGTAGTTTTAGTTGGAAGATTAACAAAAGACCCAGAGTTAAGATACATACCTAATTCTGGAACACCTGTTGCTACTTTTACAATAGCAATAGACAGAGATTATAAGAAAAAAGACGGAACAAAAGAAACAGATTTTATACCTATTGAAATTATAGGAAAAGCAGCTGAATTTTGTGCTAATTATATAACAAAAGGTAGATTAGTTGCTATTCAAGGAAATCTTAGAGTTGATAGATATCAAACTCAAGATGGAGAAAATAGAACTTTTACTAAGGTTAGTGGTAGAAGTGTACAAGCATTAGATTATCCGAAAGATAATCAACAAGGAACAAATAATATAACAAATCCAGGGTTAGATCCAAATGGATTTCAAGCTATAGATGATGATGACATACCTTTTTAATTTAAAGGGGGAGTATAAATGATAATTAAATTTTTAGAAATAAGTTTAATTTTCTGTATAGGTTTTGTGGTTGGAGCATGGTGGTGTGCTAATGCAGAAGGAGATGATTAAATTGATTTGCAAAATAGAAACCTTAAAAAAAATAGCAGAAAAGTATCCGACACTTACAATTTTAGAATTTATAGAAACTTATAAGGGGGTAATCAAATGAACATAGGGGGGTTATGTTAGGAGTAAAAGGCTAAATATGAAAAAAAGCCGAACAGAATTAGCAAACGCAGTTGGTGTTACAGAAAGTTATATAGCAAAATTAGAAAATGGAAAAATTACAAATCCAACTCTATTTGTTTTAAAAGGACTTTCAAAAGCTTTAAATGTATCGCCATTAGAATTTTTTAAATAGGAGAGGATGTAATGGAAAATATTGCGGTACAAGAAACAATAAGTTTTTTATCAAACACATTTCCAAAAATTTATTCTAGTTTATATTTAAAATATTTAAAACAATATTCTGAACTGCATAATATTAATAAAACTCAATTAAAAGCATTAGTTTTTTTAAAAGGTAATAGTGAAATAAACATGACAGAATTATGTGCTAAGTTAAATATAGAAAAAGGCAGTTTAACTAGTTTAATAGATGATTTGAGTGAAAAGGGATATGTTTGCAGAGAAAAAACTGTTAATGATAGAAGAAAATATATAATAGTTTTAACTAAAGAAGGCAATCAAATAGCTAAAAATTTTATAGAAAAATTAAGCAATAATTTAGAAAATAAATTTTCAAAATTAAATAAAGAAGATATAAAAAAATATTTATATGCTATGAAATTTCTAGAAAATTTGATAGACAAAGATTTAGATTAAATACTTATTTAAAAATAGGGGGAATTAATTTGAAGGAAATTAGATTAAAACAATTATCAATCAGCAATTTTAAAGGCATTTCCAAACTAGACATACAATTCAAAGACATAACAACTTTATCAGGAATGAATGCAACAGGAAAATCAAGTGTATTTGATGCATTTACATGGCTTTTATTCGATAAAAACAGTAAGGGTGATAGTAAATTTGAATTAAAACCTTTAGATAAAAATAACGAGTATATAAGAGGTTTAAATCCACATGTAACAGGCATTTTAGAAGTTGATGGTATAGAAACAAAGTTGTCAAAAGAATACAAAGAAAAGTGGACTTCTAGAAGAGGAGAAAGTGAAAAAGTATTCGATGGCAATACAACAAAATATGAAATTGATGATGTTCCAGTTAAAAAATCAGATTACAACAAAAAAATAAATGAGATAGCAGATGAAGAAACTTTCAAATTATTAACTAATCCATTCCATTTTCCTAATTTGGCTTGGAAAGAACAAAGAAAAGTTATCTTAGAAGTTGCTGGAGGAGATATATCCATAGAAGATGTTATAAAAGGCGATGAAGAACTAAAATTAGTTAAACAAGATCTAGAACAAGAAGATGTATCTAAGCTGATAGATAGTAAAAAAGGTAGTATGAAGAAATTACGAGAAAATAAGAAATCAATTCCTTATAAAATTGAGGAGTTAATGGAAACAGTAGTTGACTTTGATGTAAAAGAAGTTGAACTGAAAATATCAGCTAAAGAAAGCAAATTAAAAGATATAGATAAAAAAATAAGTGATATAGCTAATAGTAGTAAAGAACTAATAGCTAAAAGAGATGAAGTGATGAAAAAAATTAGCGCAAATGAAAAGCTAATTGAAGATGAAAGACAAGCAGATAGAAAAGTATATGACAATAAAATAAGAGAATTACAAGAGAAAATAAGAAAAGAAGAAAAAGAGTTATACTCATGTGAACATAAAAAAAATGAATATGACTATAAAATAAAAAATTTAACAAATAAATTTAATTTTTTAGAAAATGAAGCATCCAAATTAAGAGAACAATTCAGTAAGATACAATCAGAAAAAGTTGACTTTAGTAGTATAAAGACGGAGTGTCCTACTTGCAAACGACCATTCGAAGAATCAGACATAGAGGAAAAACAATCAGAGTTAGAAAAAAATTTCAACCTAGATAAAGCTAAAAGAAAAAAAGAAGTTATAGAACAAGGCAAAATAAAAGTTAAAGAACAAGAAGATATCAAAGAAGATATTGAAAACTATACTGTAGAGATTTCCGATATAGAAAACAATATCAATATTAAAAAAGGAAATATAAATTACCTGGAAAAACAAATATCAAATTTAACATATACACCAAGTGAAACTTCTAAAGAAAAAATTTTAAAACTCAAAAGAGAAAATAACAAGCTTTTAGATAGTTTAGGAACATATGAAACGGAAGATAATTCAATACTTCTAAATGAAAAGGATGAAATCAACAAAGAATTAAAAGATTTATACAGTCAATTAGGAGCAGTTGAAAATAATAAGAAAGTAAATAAAAGAATAGAAGATTTAAAAGCAGAAGAAAAGCAACTTGGAGTAGAAATAGCAAGACAAGAAGGGCTTATAATGCTATACGAAAAGTTTATAACTAAAAGAGTAGAACTTTTAGAGAAAAATATAAACAAACACTTTAAGAATGTTAGCTTTAAATTATTTTCTACACAAGTGAACGGAGCTATTGCAGAAACTTGTGAGGCAACGATAAATGGAGTACCTTTTTCTAATGCAAATACTGCAGGTCAAATAAACGCTGGTATAGATATTATAAATACTTTATCCGAGTACTTTGGATTAATTGCACCAATATTTATTGATAATAGCGAATGCGTAAATAAAATAGCAGATACTAAAGGTCAATTGATTAAGTTGGTAGTCACAGAGGATAAAGAAATAAAAATAAATGAATAGGTGTAAAAATGAAATGGAGCATAGAAGAAGAAAAGTTTTTAGAAGAAAATTATAAATTAATATCAGATGAAGAAATAGCAAAATATTTAGAGCGAACATTATCTTCAGTTAGAGGAAAGGTTAATTTTGAAAAAGCTAAGAGACATAAACAAGATAGATTGACTAAGAAAAATAACTATCTAACAGAAGAACAAAGGAAAGAAAAAGTTAAACGTATATTGTTACTAGATCGGAAGAGCGTCGTGTAG